AAAGAACTAGAGATAACAAATAAAGTTGTTGCTGCCGCTGAAAAAGAAGTACCTGAGAGCGGTTATGACACAAGCCAGTACTATATTGTACCTACAGACCCCACAGGCAACCCGCTTGAGCCCAAGGGGGTTAATGCTGATAATACAGCACTAAATGCAGATAACACAAACGCAACTGCAGATGCAAGACGTATTACACCACAAAATGCTAACGCTTACAGTGGTTATCTAGTAGGCGATGGTCTAGCACCAAATGGCGAACCAATTAGTATGGGCACAAGTTTTCCAAGTGATAGCCAAGAAGGTGACTTTATATTACGATTAGACTTTTTACCTAATAGACTGTTTAGATACAGCGGCAATCGTTGGATTAAAGTAGAAGATGATGTACGCAGTAAACTTACACCAGGCACAGGAAATACACAGCGAGACGGATTTATCAATAACACAAGCACGTTTACTGCAGATGATAATACTACTGCAACAAGTAGACAGTCACTTAGTGATGCACTGAAACCTAGAGAAGATTAATGCCACAACAATTCTTTTATGATGAACAGATAAGACGTTTTCTATTGCAGTTTATTCGTGCGTTTAGCAACTTTCAGGTAGAGTATGGCAAGGATCGCACAGGCAACACTACACTTACAACTGTACCAGTTAAGTATGGTGATAGTACCCGTATGGTTAGTAGTATTATTCGTGAAAACAGTGAGAACAAAATTATACCTACTCCTATGATTAGTTGCTATATAGGTGGTTTAGAGTATAACGCAGAACGTAGACAGGATCCTAGTTTTATAGATAAAAAACATATTCGTATGCGCAAATTTGACGTAAACACAAATGAATATACTACACAACAGGGCAATGCATTTACAATAGAACGCATGATGCCTGTACCTTATACACTACAAATGAATGTAGATATTTGGACTAGTAATACTAACCAAAAACTACAACTGCTGGAACAAATACTTGTTTTGTTTAATCCTGCACTTGAAATACAAAGCACTGACAACTATTTAGACTGGACAAGTTTAAGTTATATTGAACTTGCAAATGTACAATTTAGTAGTAGAAGTGTTCCAGTTGGTGTTGATGAACAAATTGATATTGCAACACTACAGTTTACAGTTCCTATCTATCTTAGTGCGCCTGCTAAAGTTAAAAAACTTGGTGTCATTAACAAGATTGTTGCAAGTATCTATGACGATCAAGGCGGCATTGCTGATGGCGTTATTGATGGACAAATACTACTAGGTGAGCGTATGAAATTTACGCCAATGAACTTTGGTATAATTGTATTGGGTAACACAATACAAATATTGGATCGTAGCGAAACAACCACAAACAAAGTTGACTATACACCACTAAATGATCCTCCAACAAAAGTAGGTACAGATGATATTAGTTGGGCTGCACTTGTTAATCAATATGGAGAATTGCAACCTGGACTTAGTCAAATACGTTTGGAAACAGGCGGTAGTGCAGAGATAATTGGCACAGTAGCCTTCCATCCAAGTGATCCACATAAACTACTATTCACTGTACAAAGTGATACAATACCAACAAACGATCTACCTTCAATTACAAAGATTATTAATCCTCTGCGCAATGCACCTGATGCAGGACTTGCAACGGCAGCACAAGGACAACGTTATCTTATACTTAATGCTATAGGAGATTCTGATAATACAGATGGTCCTGACGCTTGGGGTAGTTTAGTTGCGGAAGCAAATGATATAATAGAATATAACGGTAATGACTGGCAAGTAGCATTTGACAGTAGTGTTCAATCGGGTGTTCACTATCTTACAAATAGTAACACTAGTATACAATACAAGTATACAGGAAGCGAATGGGTTAAGTCCTATGAAGGCGAATATCGAGCAGGCGACTGGAGTCTTGTTATCTAACGCAAGTGTTGGAGCCTTATTTTTAAGTAAATCTACTAGTAGATATATGTTTGTACTGCGTAACGGAGCGCGGTATAATAGCATGTGGGCTTTTGTTGGAGGCAAGGTTGAAAAAAATGAAACAGAATATGGCGCACTACAGCGTGAAATACAAGAAGAAATAGGATTTATGCCACTTGTTCTTAAAACTATTCCAGTAGAAAAATTTACTAACAGTAAAAATAATTTTACATATAGCACATACGTCTGTGTTGTAGAAGAAGAATTTATACCTAAACTAAACAATGAACACAAAGGGTATGCTTGGAGCAAACTAGATAGTTGGCCCAAACCACTGCATCCAGGAGTGTTTACAACATTTCAGATATCTGAAATTGTAACTAAGATTAAGACTATTGAGGAACTAATGTGTACTTGATGGCAATGAATTGAAATACAATTTGCCGTTGTCTATAGTCTCTCCACAACTCCAATCGCAGTAAATATATTTATCGCTTTATTTTGTATAGGCGCCTTTGATGTACTCTATACGAGCAGTGCTTACTGCGGCTGTGCCAGTTTCAATAAACAAACATAATCTCATATTAGAATCATCTGGTATACCTGCTGCGGTTGTGTATGTATGTACTAATGCCATATCGCCTGGAGTTACTGTGGTAGCAACTTTGTTGGCATAAAACTTAATAGCAGTGCCGTCCCAGTGAATACCGAGACTTAATACACTAAGATCTGCATCATACGTTTGCGCTGTATCAAGTGCTGTTGAAATTGTGCCGCCACTATTTTTAGTTGCAGCAAAGGTTACAGCATCAGCATTGTGCGCTGCTTTTACAAAACCAACGCGATCTGTTCCTGCTCCTGCAGCGGTAAGATGAAAACTATCTACGTCTGCTAATCTTTCAGTCAAACCGAAAAAGAATTCTACACCATCATGGTCATTAAGATTAAATCTTGTTTTAACCCACCATGGTTTATTTGCAACACAAGTATATTTTGCTGGTGCTGTTGATATTGCAGTTTGGTGTCCGCTAGTGCCGCCTGTGGCTAATGTAAATCCGCCATCCAACAAATCTGTTCCTGTAGCAGCCGTTAAGGTTCCTGAATTATCTGTATCCTGTTCCCAAATGTGCGTATCTGTACCTATATTTCCAAAAATGGCTTCATGCATAGCAGTATGATTATCAAGAACATGAACACCTATACGTTCTTGGAATCCAGGAACAAAAGGAGGAGCACTAAAAACTGCTTCTCCAAAGCCAGATCGTAAACTACCTGTACCTGTAATAGTGTAGTCGCCTGTAATACTTTTTGTTTGACTCATTATAGTAATCCTTAACTTGTATTATTTATCATCCCATTGAACTCCGCCAATGTGATTGTTTCAAAGTTTTCAAATTTCAAAAATTTGTCATCTGTAAAGTTATCTAAAGGATTTACATGCATAAAACGTTTGGTTGGATACTTCTGTATTATACCTATAATTTGATCTACCCAGTTACCAAAATATATAGGACTGTCACCTTTGTGTTTGTAGTTTTTTGTACCTGCGTATATGTTATTAATAGTGTTGTTAATGCCTTTGAGATCCATACCTATAAGAAAAAAATAATTAGCACAGGTATCTGATGCAAGTCCTAGTGCAGCAGGTCCACTGCTCATTCCTGTGTATTCTTTAGGTAATATATTTGCGCCACTATTTTCTATTTTCCATTGTTCACGAACATAGTGTACGTTTCTACTACTATATCCAGTGTGTTGTATTTCGTGTGCCATGCCTTTGTCTGTGCTTACTAGTACAGTAGGGGAAAACTCCTCATATATTCTGTTACACCCATACACGGCACCACGATCAAGCAAACCTTTGCAGTTTACTTGTAATCGTGTTTGTCCATTTCCCAATATAAAGGCTAGGTCTTTGTTCACTTTTTACGTTTGAAAATGTCTATAATAGTTAACATTTTGTCAGTAAAGGATTCTTGTTGTTCAACACCCGGTGCACCTAGTGTTTTAAAAGTTCCTTGTTCACTTTCTTGTGTGACTTGATCTTGTTTAACTGTTTTAGCGTTTTCTTTTTTATTACGCTCTGCTTCACGAATTCTCGATTGTACAGATGTGCTTTCCATACGTTCTAAATTACCAAACATTGTTTGACAAATAGGACAAACTAAAACTACATCGGCGGTGCCCATAACCATGTTCATAGGAGCGTGTTTGGGTTTGCCATCAAATCCACCACTACATTCATAGGAAGTTGCAGGATCAATATATCTTATATCGCCCCAACGCCAGTGATGTTTCTTTAATATTTCTTCTTTTGCCATAATAGTCTCCTTGATGTTATTATAATGTAACAGAACCATAGCGAAAAGTCAATCTATATTTTAGGTAAAAAAAATGGCACCCCTTAAAAAGGAGTGCCATATTGTTAGTTTAAAACTTAGGTAAACGCTGTTGCGAGTGTGCCATCACTAAAGTTGACGCCACTTACATGCCAAAGAGCGTCTGTGATACATACATAGTTAAGCATGCTACCAATGAAACGTCCTTTTGTGTTACCATCAGCAACAAACTGGTGATCAGCCGCTGCCGGGATGTCTAGTCCAAGTGTTGCACCTGCGTTAGTAGCAACTACACTACCGACGTTGTCCTTATCAATCATAATAAGGGCGCCTTGTAGTACGTCTGCACTAGTTGCAGCATTAACAGTAAATGTGTTTGAAGTAACAGTTGTTCCAATGTGGAAACTGTACTCTAAACCTGCTGTTGCTGCTGGTAGTGTTACTACACAACCTGCTGCACGGTTGATAGTAAAAATACTACCTGACTGTGCAACTGTTGGTGCTAGTGTTGCGGCAGTATTTGCCACAATATTTCGTTTATAACTGAGTGTTAGACCAACACCGCCTGCTGTACTACCGTCAGAGATAAAGAATTGATTGGTTGAATCATCGAAGAATAAATCTCCATCTTTACCTGTATGACTAGCAGTTGCAAGGGAAATAGCCTTACCTCGTAGTACTCTAGTTGTCATTCCTCTTCTCCTTCAAGTTCACGACTTATGAGAATGTGATGTTTGACATCGCCACTTCACCAACATAGTCACCTGCGTTACCAAGTGAAGACGCTGTGTTTGAAAGTTCAACATAACCATAACGTGTCATGAATGATACGACTGGCTCAAAAGTTGATGGATCAAGCACTGTGCCACTTGACATTAGCGGAACGTATGGGCAATAGAATGCTGCCGCATCAGTTTCACTTGAGCCTTTGTAGCCAACAAGTACCGCTGTATCGTCTGCTGCATATGAATCAACATATACACGCATTGCACCGTTAAGTGTACCAACAAACTTAGTATTTGTAGGTGCCTCAAATGTGCCTTCTGTTGTACGAGCAAATGCACTAGTTGATGCACTCTGAAGCACTGTAAGTGCCTGTGGTGAAACAACTGCATAGTTACCTGCACCACGACGTGTGCGCTGTGCAATTTTGTTTGCTGTACGGTTAACAAGCACTGCAAGAGCTGCATGCTCATCACCAACGTATGTTGCTGTACCAGAAACTGTTGACTGGTTGAAAGTCTCTTCTGTTGCTGCTAATGAACGAAGTGAACCAAGAACTTCTTGGTCGATTTCAGCAGTGATCTCTTGTGCAAGAGCTGCCATTACTTCTGCTTCAACATCAATACCGTGCATTGATTGTGCATCTTGTGCTGCTTCAAATGTCCAGCGAGCTTGCAACTTACGAGTTTTTGCCTCGACAGGCTGCTTCAAGATCTGGATACTTAACGCACGACCGCCTGTACCTTCTTTTGCTGCAGTTACGTCACCCTTACCTGTAGTAAGTGATCCAGAATATGCTGTAGCAATTTTAAACGGTGATAGTGCTTCGTCACCTGCTAGTGTATCTGTGTCAAAAGGTGAACTCGCTGTTGAGTCTGCTGCTTCTGCATAGCGTACACGCAATGTGTGAATTTGACCCACTGGGCCTTGCATTGGCTGAACACCAACGATTTCGTTAGCAATAACTGTTGGCATTACACGACGGATAACTGGAAGAATAACACGGTTAAGTGTTGCTACGTTACCTGATGCTGATGCGCCTGAAGTTGCTGCCTCTTTCAAGTATTTGCGAGTGTTTTCTAAAACAACACTCATGCTGTTGCGGCGATTACCTTCTAGACCTTCAAGAAGTGCGTCTTTGGTATCATCCCAACGGCTTTCTAATAGTACGTCTGACATTAATTGTCTCCTCTGTTGTACTTTATTTCGCTAAGCCAGCAAGTTTACGGATGTCAACGATATTATCGTTTCCTTCTTCCACTTGGACTGTTTTTTGTTCTTTGTTACCTGTAACCTCTGTGCGACTTTCTGTGATGGTTTCTTTCTTAGATTCCTTAATCATTGATTTGCCGTCCAGTACTGCTGGTAGATAACGATCGAAAGCAGGCTTCAACTTTGAAGTCTGTACGCTTTCTAGTAGGTCAGTCATAATTGCTGCCTTATCTTTGTTGAGTGGCTTAAGAAGTGTGTTTAGTGTTTCTTTACGCTCTACACCCTCATTAATCAAAGCAATTTCTTGCTCCTTGCTCTCAACTAACTTTGACTTCTCTTCAAGACTCTCATTTACTTGAGTAACTTCTGCGGCAGCCGCTTGTACTGCTGCTTCTAGTTCCTTAATTTTTTGATTTTCGTTTAAGTGACTTGTAGAAAATTCTGATGCAAAAGTCTCGAATATTTTACGTCCGAAAGTATTTTCTTTTGCGATTTGAATATCTTCTTTAAGTTGAGTCATTTCACCTTTTAGATAGCCTGTTACTGCTTCGTTTACTGCTTTGCTTGTATGCTTAACAAACTTAGTTTTAAGTTCATCAAACTTTGTACGAGCTTCTTTAACTAAACGAACCTTAGTTTCAACAACATCGTTGCGATCTTTTTGGAAGTCTGAAATTTCTTCTGCAAGTTGTGCAGTAACAAACTCTTCGAGTTTGCCTACAAGTGCTTGCTGATCTGCTCTTTCAGATTTTAATTCCTTAATCTCTTCACTTAGTGTTTTCACTAAAAATTGGTCAAACGTACCACTTGATTCTTGCATTCTTGCAACAAACTTGGCACGATCTTCTGTAATTGCTTTACGCTCTTCAGCGATAGCAGCAATCTCAGTAGTTAGACCTTCAGTAACCATACGATCTAAGGCTTCAACCATAGTAGATTTATCATGCTCATAGCGTTGTGCAAACTCCTCACGAAGTTCTGCAGTAACCTGATTACGAGTTTCGTTAATCTTTGCTTCCCATTGTTCAGCAATTTCAGAACGAGTTTCCTCATTAACGAGGTCGCTATCCAATAGTGGTTTGATAGCATCTAGCATTTTGATCTCCTAGATCTTTAAGTCCCTGATAAGTCGAGTCATCTCTTCTTTCAGGTATTTTTGTACTTTGGCATCGCCGCTTGCTTCGCGAGCCATGTCAAGCACTTTATGCCCCCCACGCATGTTAAGTAGTCCTTCATAAATCGCTACTGGGTATGCGTTTGGTGCACTGGGTTGTGCCACAACATCTACTGTGACAATTTCAAAATCAGCAACCTGTCCAGTGGATTCGCTTACGTTTCCACTGCCTCTGCTACTGACTCCTAATTTTACTCCACCCTCGATCATTGTTTTCACAAGTTGACCCATGGGTGTTTCAAGAATCTTCAATTTACCATATCCGTTAGGTCCATCCATCCACATACTCTCAATCATATGTGATACTCGATCAAGGTTAATTTTAAGATCATCTGGATGGTCAACTTCGCCTAAAACGCTGTTACCGTTTTTAATCTGCTCGTTGATGGTAGTTACAGCATCAGTAATCTCAGCAACGGGGTAAACACGCTCGTTTGCGTTTTTAACCCCGCCCTGAATACAAATGCCTTTCATGTAGAGATCCTTGCCGCCCATAGAATTTTCTGCTGCTTCAACAACAACATTTGCTTCTTGGTAAGTTAGGTTTTCTCTCAAGTATAACATAGAAATTATGCTTTACTCATTGTTGCGCCTTTTGGATTTTGCGCATCTGTTTGTGTTGTTGAAGTTGGGGTTGGTGCACCTGACTCTTCACCAGTCATGTCAACTGCTTTGCCGCCCATGTCGTTCTTTCCAGCAACTGGACCTGCTGATCCATCGCCTTCTTCACTTGTTACAGGCGCTGGTGCCTTTTCAGTGTATTCGCGAACCATTTCCTCAGTCTCCTCTTCGACTGATTCCATTTCATCTTCTTCTTCACCTTCTTCGTCGCCCATGTCCATATCCATGTCCATTTCTGGCTCCATGTCCATTGCGTCGCCGTCGTCAGCAGCATCATCACCACCCATAAGTGCTTCAAATTCTGCTTTCAATTCGTCAAGAGCATCTTCTAGATCTACAACACGGTCTTCCATGTCTTCGTCATCTTCATGCTCATCTTCCATTGATAGACCTTCTTCATCGGCTTCGATGTCGTCAATCATATCATCGGCAGCATCGCCACCTAGTTCTGCTTCGTCAAAATCTGATTCTTCTTCTACTGCTTCATCTTCTTCGACTGTATCTTCGTCTACTTCTGCAGTTTCTTCAACTTGATCCTCATCTGTGAGACTCTCATAGATGTCACGTGACTTCTCAACCACGATTTCATGGAACAAATCTTTTGCGCCCTGCTCATCTTCTGCGATAAACAGTTCAATCAATTGCTCATACTTGCTTGTCATTTGTATAACTCCTATATTCATAAGGCATTTGTAGTTTTATTTAGTAATAACTATTTATATAGGGTAAAATGCGTACTTTTTGGACTCAAAAATATACTAAGGGGTTATGCTGCTGGTGCAGGTGCAAATTGCTTGCGAATCTCTTTGATAGACTCTTGATATTCTACTGCTTTAAGGTCGCTAAGTTTGCGCAATTTGCTTAATTGCTCTAGGGTAAGACGTGTCTTACGAGTATCAGTTTTCATAGCCGCTGTGCTATCTTGATACTGTGGTTCGTCTTTATCCTCAGCGTGTGCTACAATAGGCGACCCATTTCCTATTTCTCGTGTAGGAATGTTTGGATTTTTACTGAACATATCAACTCTCGCTGATACTTGTGTAAATGCCGGTGCGTCTAATTCAAATAATAACATGCAATTATTTATCCTATCCACGCCTACGTGTTCTAACTCTAGGATACATTAATCCACTTGTAGGACGACTATTTACGTCTTTGTTGTATGTGTTGAACACCATATTACCTGATGTTTGCCTGTGATTCTTCCATAGTGTTATTCTATCAATGTTGCTACCGTCAAGTGTAACTCTTGTAGAAGTATCAGTGGTTAAAACATCTGTTGCTGGCGCACTGCTTTTGTATGGATGATCTGAAGGCAAACTTCCTTCTTGTGCCCACTTGTGAGCAAGGTATCCTTCCATACGTTGTACTTCACTCACGTCTGTGCCGCCAAGTCCTGGCATCGCAGCAAAACTTACAAACTCTGCCATTTGACCGCCCATTCTCACGTTGGCTCTGTTTCTAAAGAATCGCAAATCTAAGTTGGTGCTTAAACTATTGTCGTAGTCGCTAACAGGAGTGAATGCGTTGGAACCATTTACCCTTACAGCAATCTGATTGCCTGTTTTGTTGAATATAGCACATATGATAACCCAAGTGTTTTGTGCTATGCCTGAATCAAAAGTCTCTGCGTTTCCTATGGTTGACGATATCCTGCTTGAACTCAATCCATCTAAATCCAACTCACCGTCAAATGCACTTGAGTTACTAGCACTTACACTATAGTCTCTTTTACTACTTGCCGATACAGTATTGTTTTCTACACTCCAAAACGAATCTCGAATGTTGTTGATGGAATTCCACTGGAACAGTCCAATGGCCCAGTGATTACCTAAACTGTCAACTTGAGCAAATTCGTCAGTTGTAAAATCTTCATCTGGAACAAATGTAAAAACATTCTTACTATCAAGTGTGTTAGATACATTAGGTGTGCCGTTTACTGTGACTGTGGCATTGCCTTTTTTGTCTGTGACTGCAGTGACATTTGATCCACTCAGTGTATAACTACTGGTATCTGAAGCATCAAACCAAGCGGCTGTAGATCCACTTACTTCTGTTGGTGACCAGGCTGTGCTAGTGTCCCCTGTGTCCGCCATCAATCCTGTGACAGCATTGTTTTGTAAATATGTTCTTGCTTGTGCCTGTGTCAGTGTAGGATATACTTCTGCTAAACAAGCCAGCAAACCTGCTACGAAAGGTGAGGCATAACTTGTGCCGTTTTGCGATCCCATTGTATCATGTTTTGGTGTATTGCTTTCCTGTCCGTAATAGGGATTACCAAAGGCAATTTCACTTTTCTCCATTGCACCCATTACACGCTCACCTGCGGCATATACATCTATGCCCGGTCCCCATTCACTGAAGTCTGCTTTACCTTGGTCTATGCGGTCACTTAATGCACCTACGTTTATTGCTCCGTTGAATGAGAAGTTGCTGCCACGCATATAATAATCTCTGAATGGATAGTAGCCACTAAAGAAATAGTTCCTGTTCGCATATGCAGCGCCAGCAACCATATAGTTGTCATAGTTGTCGCCACCTGACACATCAGTGTATCTGTTGTTGTTGCCAGCCGAAGTGACCACAATAACGCCTTCTGCTATGGCATCTACTAGATCACTATCAGGCGTTGGACTGTTTAATGAAAAGTTGGTGTTGCTGGTAAAATTAGTCCACGATTTACCAGCGTTCTTGTACACCCCACGAGCTAACAGTTCAGCATCAGTAAGGAAGGTACTGCCGTTGCCTTTGTCTAATGTTACGCCTTGGAAGTGTGCTACACTGGCACCTGAATAAGTATTGACCGTGCCCAAACTCACATTCACAATGGTAGGATTTTTTCTACCTGTTGCTGGGTTGATAGATTTATTTGCGTGGAATTCTCTAATGTAAGCAAACGCTCTGCTAGTGCTGTTGCCACCTGATTTGCTTCTCTCGTAGGTTAGGTCTAACTGATATACATTGGCATCATTAGCAAGTCCAAATCTTTCACCTGCCGCATAGGCAGCCACTGCTGTCGGATGGGTATCTTCTGCACTAAAGTTATCACGAGCATCTGCGTGACTGTAGGTGTAGTTTGTACCACCTGCGATTGTGTTGTAGTGTTGTCCCCAATTGTAGTCTATTAATCTGCTTGAATATTCTGCGTGATCGCTTAATGTGTCGTTTTCTACAATAACGATATCTACATTCTTGCCACTTGCTGAATATGTTACACTGGTATCAACACGCCTATCAGCAGAACTTCCGGCATCAGCACCCCAGCCCGATCTGTTGTCAGTTTCGATGTGTCTTAGTATTCCCCAAGCGTGGTGATCATTATTGGTGAATGTCACTCTAGTAGCACCGGCGGCGTTTGTATACACCGAGCCAGTTGGACTCGTGGCTTTGGTAAATCTACCTGTGTATGTAGCATCTTTGACTACTGTCTGTCTGTCCAATACACTCTGTGGAACAACCACTTCTACTCTATCGTCATAACTTACTTCTTTTGCTTCTTCTAAGGTAAGCATATAGCCTGTGGTTCTTGAAGTTGGGCGTCTATCGCCGCACTCTACTTTTCTATCTGGAATAGTTATAGCACCGCCTGGTGTTTCCATATCCTCGTAGAAAGCGTCAATGTCTACACCACGTTTTAGTGTAACTTGGAATAATTCCATGTTATGCCTCCAGTTGAAGTACGTTTAGAGTTA